TAAAGAATCTCTCCTAATATGACATGCGACAGTCTCATATACTACAAATTGAATGTAAATTTTATTTTAGGAAAATAATCTCTTTCTCCTATTTCTCTATCGTAATAGTTAGTAGATTGATCTTCTATAACTTCATATCCATTAGAAGAAACTATTTCTTTTGCCTTTTTAAAGTCGTCTTCAGGTAAGTCGTCTTTATAAAAAAACATTACAGAACCAAAACCTTTACCTTTTAAAGGATCATCATCTTTTCTGTCTTGACTATAGGCTGCCATATGCCCATGTACTTTATAAGTTTGACTTAATTGTGTAGACAATTCTTTTTCAAGCTTTTCAACTTCAGGTTTATACTCTCCGTATTCGTTTAATATGATGTTAGTCAGTTTCATCTTTTTTCTATTTTAAGAGTCAAATCACCTGTTCCTTTTATAAGACGATGATAGACTCCCTTTGGTATAAATAGCTTTGACTCTTGTAAAGAAACAGGTAGTTCGTTATCGAATTGAAATTGCCAGTCTGTTTTATGAAGTGATTCTATATAACGATCCTCTCGATCTCTATGCCATACAAACTCTTCTTCATCTGTATGTTGATCAAAGTACCTTATGTCGCCGTCTTCTATATACGGTCTACCAGTATCCTGAGAAGTTTCTTTTTCCACCTAATGATTTCCAATAACGTCCAATATTACAAGCCCAGTATCCTGGTTTTGTCTTATCTTTTTTCTGTGCACATTTATGACGTGCAGCAAAGGATGCTCTTGCTCCAGGTTCATCTATCTTTACATTTAAACCTGTTGTACCTCCAAAAGATACTTTAACAACATTTCCTTTTTTATTTTTTGTGTATACGTAGAATTTTTTAGAACCACCACGTTTTGGTTTATTTAAAGGTACATCCTTACCTCTATATTCAGCTTCATTTAATATTTTTAATGCAACATTAGATGGTTCATAGGACCAATTTTTCTTATCTTTACTCTGTGTTAAAACTATATCTTCACCGTCTGGTGTTGAAATGGTATATTTTCTAATTCCTGTATTTTTACCAACATAGCCTTTAGGCATTTTTGGAATTAACCTCATTAACTTATCGTCAGATATTTTATTAGCTTCATTTAACATAGGCAAGTCTAAAGGTACTTTATTACCTTCGTATACCCCGTACAATCCAATATCGGTTGATTCTATTAATTGAGTATCTTCTTCGTTTAGTTGAATATAACCGTCTCTCCATAATTCTCTTGCTTCAGCAAATAGTTGTATAAAGCTCTCGCTAGAATAACGGTAGACATTCTCATGTAAGGTAAGATCATTATCTAAATGGTACTGTAATGATGGTAATCCTATTATATTTTTTAACTGTATCATTATACTGTTTTACTTCGTTCTTGCCAATCATTAGAGATTGAATCTTTAGTTATAGGTCCACCCTTTGCCCAAGTTCTGCAGCTTCTAGCTGAGTGACATTTAAAATGATGCATCCAACAGTAGCCCAATCTTCCATCATCATCTGATGTAACTCCTGGCATACAGTCGTCCATTCTAGGAGAGATATCAAAAGCTACACAGCTACTACATTTTGATGCTATAGCTGCTTCTTCTGCTGTGTTCCAGTATTTAGCTATATCTTTCCAAAAACTACCTGGTTTATCTACGTTTAATGGACCGTATTGGATATGCTCTGCTTTAATTGCTGCGTCTCTATTCTTAGTGTTTAACATTAAGTCTTGAGTTGATGCAGGGCAAGATTTGTCATCGCCTTTGAGCAGTAAGTCTTTTAATTTCATTTGTTAAAGTCTTTTCTATAAAATTTACCTAGAACATTATCGTTTATATAAACATCTTCTTGTTCTAGTACTTCATTTATAAATAGGTATTTACACTCAAAATAAGTTAAAAGCTTTTTATTAGGAACAAAACAAAGTATTTTTCTATTGAAGTCATATGGAGTACCTTCTTTAACATACTTTAAGATATCTTTATGAGAACCGTAATAGTCTTTCCAATCTGATTCAGTTATAACTTTCTGTTTAAGAGGTGTCCTACCGCCTATTCCTTTAGCTTTTCTTTCTTCTTTTAAGGCAGCAAGTGCTTTTTTACCTAACTTTTTATTACGTTCAAAAAATAAAACTTTTTTACCTATGTATTTTTTACCTGTCGGTATATGAAAAGTTTCGTATATAAATCCATAACAGCCTTTAGGCATGTCTGATATATCTGTAATATAGTTGTTATTGTATTTCCAACCTGGGATTGTTACCATAAGGTATAATATAAGAATATAAAATCAGAATAACAACTACGGTGTACCTACGTACATAATATATGCTAAAGCAAAGTACGATGGAAGAAGGGTTTGGTTTGAAATAGTATGGTTGTGACTGCCGCCTCCACCTGCATTCTGAGTTGTTAAATTTCTATAGTATATGTATTTATTATCATTATCACTATCACCGCTTCCTTTAAAAGTAATACCTCCATTTTGAGCACTAACATTATCGGCACCGTCTAATGTACCGCTTTGACCTGTTCCAGGATTATTTATCTCCATGTAGTAACCGTCTTTGTAATCATGACCGTGTGCTGGTATTTGAGAAGTCGCTAAGGTAGTTGCACCAACAGTACCTCCGTGATTATGAGTAGTAGACCCTCCTGTTGAAACTGCTCCTCCTCCTTCTAAAGTAGATGTTGGAGTTCCTGAAGCGTTGTTAGAGCCTAAAATAAATTTATTTCTCAAGTCTGGTGTAGCTGTTCCATTAACTGTTGCTCCATTACAAAGTGTCCAGCCTGTTGGTAGAGATTGTACTGCTCCAGACCACATTATTATTCCTCCTATAGGTATAGGGGCTGCATTGACTTGTTTTGTTACATTTCCGTTAGATTCTCTAACTAAGAAATCGTAGTTTGTAGCTGATGATGCATTTGCAACTGATCTTAGTGTAACTGAACCAGAGAAATAAGCGCTTTGACTAACATATAAAGACGTACTACCGGAAAGTATACCACCTGCTTTTATCATTCCACCAGCGTGAATCATATTAGAGCCGGATATTCCACCTTTAACAACTAAATTATAGTCTGTATTAATATGATCTGTAGTTCCTATACCTACTTGACCGTTACCTCTAAACATAGCTACTAACTTATTATACGATGTATTAAAATTAGAAGATGTAGGCGGTCCGGATAGTATAGAAAACGTTTGAGAAGATGCTGCTGCTCCTGTAGAAGTAAGTCCTACTATTACATGTCCTTTATCAGGTCCATCTAATACAGCACCTCTAGCATTACCTACACTGTTCATAACAGTTGCAGTAGTAAAAGGTATTTGAGTTGCTCCAGAATCAACACTTCTAATTCTAAACATTCTGTTTATGTTACCGGCATTACCGTCTACTAGTATCGAACCAGAAAAGTTATTTTCTCCATAGGTTGTATTAGCGTTTCTAAATACAGTTTTACCTAAACCTGTCAGTTCAAATACAGGTGTAGTTTTATACCGAGTTAATATAAACTGCATTCCAGAATCTGATGCTGCTGTTCCTATTGTAGAGAAGTTTTTAAATCTCATTACTGCGTCATCTGTCTGAAGTGCTATACTACTGCTAAATTCTACAGATGCACTTGCATAATGTAACCTGTAAGTAGCTTCTCTAGAGGTCATAGTACTTAAAGATCTTATTTCACCATTTCTTGTTACTAACCTATCGGAACCTACTACTCCTGCTTGACCTATACTTAAGGCAGAGTTAGAATTGTCCCATTGAAAATTTGCTGTTCCTCCAAATTGATTAGAATTATCAAACTGTACATTTCCGTTAGACCCACCTGGTGATATTCCAGATCCTGTATAAGGGTTAAGAGGTACGGCAACTGATGAGGCGTTTATTCCTAGACCTCCACTTCCTGTAAAATGTAAGGATAAAATTGTTTGTGCTGTGTTTATAGATGCTGAGTAGAAATAGGATGTAAAATTAGTATCCATTTCACCGTACGTCAGTTTTGCACCTTTGTCTGCTCTTAAAGTTATAGCCATAATTACATATCTAGTTTTACTACTACCGTCATTTCTGTATTGTCAGAAACAGGTACTGGTTGTGCCATTTTAGCAACAGCAATTAATTCATTTGTATCATTATATAGTCCTACAGTAGTAAAGTAAGGTTGAAATTCACTTCCTGATATGTTATCAGCAATCGATCCGGTTGACCCGTTCTTTATAGCTGTTGGATGTTGAGTGAAGTTAAATTCACTTTCTCCTATACTACAGTGGTAACTATATGTATAAATAGGGTGTGAAGCCTTCCATTCTACACTACCGGAAAAATAGTTAGCATAATAATCAGCTACATATGGGTTGGTTAGTATAAGTAATCCGTGAGGATATATAACATTACCAACTACTGTTCTTTCCATCATTAAACCTGATTGTATTGAACTACTCAGTATTAAATTACCATTTCCGTCATCTATAATTGTATCTTCCCACGGTTCGACTATAGCTTTTGAAGCAGAAAGATATGCCTGTTTAGATAGGTTTCTATACCCGTTTATAAAGTTCTGTGGGTCTATAGTTGCTGATGGTTCTGAATCTTCTCCTGCACCATAGGGTTCAAAAACATCTTCCATATAATCATCAAAAGTATAACCTCCTGTTAGAAAATCATCATTTGCTCCGTGGGGTGTTCTCAGTGTTACGCTTTCTGGTTTAATATGTGTACCTATTAAGTTTCTTGGTATTGATATAACTGTAAATACATCCTCTGCTCTTCTTTGTTGTGATGTATATGAACTCTGTAAATAGTTTTCTACTGATGAGCCTGTTATATCGTAAGTAGATGTGGAAGGTTCTGCATTATCAAAACCAGAGTAGTATAAGTGTTTAATACTTCTATATACTAAGTCTTGATAATGTACGAAATTTGTTCCTACTAACCTCTGTGTGCTTCCGGTAGGATGAAAAGCTAGAGAGCTAGATACACCTACATAGGTTTCTATACCACCAGCATCATGTTGACTTCCACTTAAAATGAAAGACTTATGAGCAGTATAGGTCGTTAAAAACGAATCTTCTTTGTTTAGTTTCTTGTAGGCACTCATTCATTAATAATCAAGCTTAATTCTTACTAAAGCCTCTTTTGTAAAATCTTTCAATAAAGGTTTAGATAGTTTAGCAACCCCTAAAAGGTCGTTAGTATCATTATATAGTCCAACTGTAGTGATATACGCCTGTGGGTTATTTACCATAGAATTATGTCTTAATTCTCCTGAGCCTGAGATATTAGAAGGGTTGTTAGAATAGTTGAATTCACTATTTCTTACTCTTACAAATACATAGTTTGACGATACTGTCTCTTCTGCATTTAGTTTAAAGCTGTTTCCTCCATCTATAAGGTTAAATAGAAATGCATTATTATCTCCATTAGTATCACTAGAGCCTGTTTTAAATAAAACATTATTGCCGTGTTCAGCATTAAGAGCAGCAGCATTTAAAATCATTACTCCGATATCCGGTAAAAATTTACCGTATGAACCAAGGTTGTTAGCAGCGTATCCTGTACCTCCATCATGAGATACTCCGTTTGAACCTGATATGATTTCGTATACTCTACCTGCATCGGTATATGTAATGGTTGTTGCCATTCCACTATTATCTGTTAAATGTCTAGCAATAGACCCAGAAAATAAAGTAAGGTTAAAAGTACCTGGTAGTAATTTTTCTTTATATCTTGCTCTATCTAAAGAGATAGCATATATTCCCTTTGCAGAAGTAACTCCTCCAAAAGAGAAATCAGATTCTTCATCTCCAAGTACTAAAGATCTATATTGACCGTATACTGTAGAAGAAGGTGATTTACCTGTTACGTTTGAATTATAAGCTGTTGCGCCTAAACCATCCTTATGTCCATATGCTATAGAGAATTGTACAGCTGCGTTTGTAAGTGTTGAACCTGTTTGGAAGATATTCAAATAATAGTCTCCACTGGTTGAAGAATCTTGTGTAGAAGATGTAAAAAATGTTGCTAGCTGGTAGTTACCTGTGCTCCATACTGTTGATGAAACTGCATCAGCACTTACAACAATATCTTCGTTATCAAATGTTTTAAAAGACATATCTTATTAGTTTGTTTTAGTTATTGTTATAGGAATAGTAATTCTTGCTCCACTATCTCTACCTATAATAGTAAGAGTACTAGATAAACTAGTATTAGCTGCACCAAATAATGTGTTAATTGTTGTTCCTGTTAAGTTTATTGATGTACCTACAACAGTTTTAGATACGTTAGTTCCTAGAGTAGATGATGCATTTAACCTTTCTGCTTCTGCAGTATTAATTCCTACACCTGTATAGTTAGAAAGTAGCCTTACGTCTGCTATAGTAGCAGTGTATCCACTCGATTCAAAAGCTTGGGAAGCTCCTAAAAAGTTTAATGTTTGAGGTGTAATCGTTAATGAAGCTCCTTGTTTAAGAGTTATTGAAGCAAAGCCTGGTTCTAGTATTGGAAGTTTAGCAGTACCTCTTGGTAGAGTTGCTAATTTATACTTCATGACTTGTGTTTCATCTGCAAATGCTTCTAAAAGAGGCATATTTTCTATTGCTTCTCCGAAAAAAGCTGAACCTGAAGGATGAGTTGTGTTATACAGAGTATAATCTATTTCATCATCAGCTAATGCAAATTGAGTAATTCTAAAAGATCCGTCACCTCTTGCAAGTAACTCTCTCCCTTTTTTTGTTAAGATTGCGTCGACTGTTACGACACCGTTATTTAAGTATCCCATTTTCTAACTATTTGTTTATTATAAATATATTGTTTTAATCTTTTCTATTAATTATTAACTTCCATCTTGTGATCCAGAAGTATAAGCATTAATTATAAAGCCTTTAAAGTCTGTTTCAACTATTACCATATCTTGTGGGCTATCTTTTACTTTATCTGGATTTAGTACTGCGCGGAGTTGTTGTTGAGGTATAATTTTGTTACCTTCTATCTTTATTAACCTGTCTCCTTGCTTTAAGGTAAGTTCAAGTTGAGAAGGATCATGGCCGTTATTTATTTGCCCAGTTGGTCCTTGACCTCTTAAAACTGTAACTGAAAATACATTTAAAAAGTTCTTCCCTAGTTGTGTATTAACTTTAGGGCTTTTAGATGCAATCTGTACTTGTTCTGTTCTTGCAGCACCACCACTTCCTGATGTAAATTGAATTAAATCTCCTACTGATACTTTATCTCCATATCCAAAAGTATTTAAATCAAAAGTAGTATCGGTATTAGTTGAAAGAAGGTCTGGATTTATAGTATTACTTCCTGAGTAAAATTCTCCTACAATTCCTACATTTACATCGGGTGTATCTCTTAGACCTGCAAAAGCTATTTCTTCATACTGCTGAACATACTCTGCTCTCTCACCATCTGAACCTGATAATCCGCTTAATAAGTGATTCATATTAGCCCAAGAACGTGCATAATTACCGGGTAGTGCATCGAAAGAAGAAGAAATTGATCCTTCAGTTAATGGAAGTATGTTAACAGCCTTAGCAGTTAAAGCAGGTTCAATACCTCCGTAGTCTTGAGCTGTAGTTTTTGATCCGTTGTATCTTCCGTTTGAAAAACCAATTGCGGTATAGTTTGATTCAGGTACACTTGCTGGTTGTCCGTATGGTGTGCTAACGTATGATCCGCCGGCGGAGCCATTGTTTTGAGCTACGTTTTTATGGCACCTTAATGTTATGTAGTTTTGACTATTATCTAGAGAGAGTATATCTGGTTTAATTGTAAAATTATCAGATATAGTACCACTCATCCCAGGATATACTCTACTTATTATCATATCTAACCTAGCATAAAAATTAGTATCTGCTGTTCCTCCTCCAGTTGCTGTTGCTGCACTTCCTGAACGGACAGGCATATGAATAGGTACTATTGACTGATTAAACCACTGTCCGTTTCTCCAACCGGCTCCTAAAATTGTTTGAAATAAAGAGAAAGGAGAATTCATCTCCGGTTCTCTATCTACTACTAACTGTAAGTAAAAGGCTAAAGTCCTTTCTTCACCTGCTGGTGTTGGTGTCGTACCTACATTAAACATGTCAGTGTATCCTTGAGTTGCTCTCACAATTTCGTCACGGGTAATAACAAGGGTAATATCTTCATCGTTAGGAAAACTAACTGATGATCCTGTGTAGTATAGTTGGTCATCTATGTTGTATACAAGGGAATCTGGTATTGGATTACTACCTGTTAATGCGCTATTTAAAAATAAGTTTCTTACTTCTATACCTAATGCTGCTTCATAGTTTGTAGCGAAAGGATCACCTGATGATCTTTCGAGTACCTGTCTTGTTGGAGAGGGTCTAAAGTCTGATGCGTTACTAATTAATGCATTATAATCATCATTAAAGAAACTTCTAATTTGAAACGGTGAAAAAGTAACTGATGATGATAAGCTTGAAGAAACTTCTGCTAGCGATATATCTACATTATCAATAAAAAAGTACGTAGGTTTCTGTGCGACTGTAAGTCTTTGAAAGGTACTAACCTCTAAGGAACTAGTTAATTTAAAATTTACACTCTGTATATCTTCAAGGGTAGGTACTATACTTCTACCGTCTAAAGAATTATTATCAACTGTCAAAGCTCTTACAATTTTTGTACCGTCAATATCCTCTTTTATAAACGCACGTATTTCTCCATCTGAAGGGGCAGTAGATGCAAATTGAAATAAATTAGCCATATTTTATATTTTATTATTTACCGTTGTGAGATAAAACTCCATTACTAATATATGTATGTGTTTTCTCTGTTGTTATTTCTATTACTGTTCCGTCCTCACATTCTTCTATAATCTCTATTACCTTACCGGATACTATGTCTCCTACTTCAAGAGAATCTACAGATACGAAATCATCAACTTTATCTAAATATACCCTATGTTTTATAGAAGTAATTAAATCAGTATCGTCATCAAATATTAACTTTAGTTTATTTTGTCCTGATGCTGATGTTGCTTTTATTATTATATCTTCAAGTAATTCTTTTGAAAGTTCATGCTTACTTCTTATTACATCTCCAACTTTAAGTTCTGATGCTTTCTTTTGATTACCTGTTTTCATTAAAATCAATACGTCAGGGTCTACACAACTAAGATTAGTCTGTTGAGAGATAATAAGGTTAGGTGAACTACCTCCAGCAGAGTTACCGAAAGTGTATGTGTAATTATCTTGTGTGTTAGTCTTTGTAATTTTTGTCATTGCAGATCTTGCACCAGATGTATTTTGCTGTATTGAAAACTGTACGGGTGAGTTACCGTATATTTGATCATTATTAGCACCAAAATCTGTTGTCTCTACAGTAAAGAATGTAGGGTCTGGGTTTGTTCCTACTAATGCCTGTGCGGCACTACCTCGTGATACGATGGACATATTAGCAGATTGAGCGAAATGTGAAACCGAAATACTAGTTTGCACCTGACTGTTCGAGTCCCAGAATTGGAAAATGTAAGGGTAGTAGCTTACTGATGCAGAAACTACAGGTCCGTTATTACTATTTCCATCTGTTAACCATACAAAACCCTTAACTGTATTACCAGCATTCTGGTTCCAGCCGCCTGAGCCTGTGTTTGATATCATATAGTTACCTGTCCCGTAAGCACTATTATCGTCAGTTACAAAAATACTGGCAGTACCAGGTGTTGGACTTGCACCACTAACTACTAGTATTGAATCTGATATTATTTGTGTATGTCCATGAGATCCGGAAAGCTGATAATTTATTTGACCAGAGAAATGTACATCATAATGTACTACTAAATTATACTTCGCAGTATAATTGGCACTTTGTGTAGGACCAGAAGCTCCAAATAATCCTGCTGCTTCTTGAATTCTAAAACAGCCTCCGTGTATAGAGTAGCCTGAAGGAGCTGCTACCTGCTTAGGTATCGTTAATCCAAAATTAGTACCAAAACCTGTATGTGCTGCTGCTGAGGAACCTGCATTACCTGCTGCATCTCTCAATTTTACATCGATTGTTACGTTTTCTCCATCATCTAATGTAGAACAGTCCATATTAAACATAAAACCACCTCCACTACCTCCAGTGTTTACTTCTTTTAATACCTTATTATTACTCTGATCAGATGCAGTAGCAAACATTGTAGCATTTGCTTCCACAGTTCCAAATACGCCACATGGTACGGCTGAAACATTTGCTGCGGTTATTTGTGAGTTTTGCCATGCTGCTGTATAACCTGTAGGTGCTGTTGTATCGAGAGCACTACAGGCTGTAATACCGTACATTTCACCTGGGTCACCTGATGCTGATACTTTTGCTGTGTAGCTTGTCAGTGTTCCATTCACATCTACTGCAAAAGAAATAAAGTCGTTATTTTCTACAGATGTAACGGGGTTAACACCATTAATATCGTAATATAGTATATCACCATCGACCGGTACTGTACCAGAACCTCCATGATAAAAGTTAGTGGCATCTGATATTAGAAATGCTGCACATGCAGCTGTGTTAGATGAGTATTCTGATGGATCAGTGCCTGTATTCATTACAAGTACAGGTGTTAATATATCTGCAACGGTTTGGTTAACAGTTGTTATATGGAACAAAGTCTGTGGGTGTTGTTGTCTTTTAAAAGGGTTATCTCTGTTCAATTCCCCGTCTGTTAGAGTAATTTGGCTGCCGCTTAATTCACCATTAAATTTAGGTGATTCATCTCCTACTAACTTACTTACAGAACCACTCTTAGTCGTTATAGTATCAGCATAAAATGTTGTATCGTTTATTCTACCGTAGGTTTTAAAATTATCAGCACCTCCTACAAAGTCGTTTGGTTCAAATGATGCTGTTAGTATATTAGCTCCATAAGCCTGTGAATAGGCAGTTATTTTTGTATTACCTGCTGTCCCTGCTACTTTTTGATGAAGTACTAAAGTATCATCTTGTTCATAAGTTGTTTTTTTAGTAAACCTAAAGTCATTTTTAATGGCTGAATTACTAGATGTTATAGCTCCTCGAAGTGATTCAGCTCTTTGTGCTGCACTTACATTAGCGGAGAAAGTTATTCCTCCTCCATAAGTTGTAAAAGGAGTACCTGTAGTACCGTGGAAGTTTTGTTGATTACCTGCTGTTGAAATAATACTCACTACACCTAATATTGCACTACCAGTTCTTGGTGCCATTACTATCTCTGTAGAAGCTGTGGTAGGTGTATTCATTACATACCCGGATAAAGAATTGAAGAATCTAAATCTTTCGGTATTAATTCCAAATGAAGGTTCTGCATTAGAACCAGAATGTGTAAATGCTGCAACTATTACATCACTTTTAAGTGGTGCGAAAGAAGCACTATTAACTGCTGCGTTACCTCTTGCTACCCACATGTTTTGTCCGTGTGGACTATAGTCTATAGCTATTAAGTGTTCATGGTGCCAATTGGTAAGACTTCCACCGTTACCTTGTGTTAGTGTAGGGAATCTCTGTATTCTAGATTCAGAAGTAAACATAACATAGAAATCAAATTCACCAGAGGTGTTACCTGCTATGTTTCCGTTTTCATACGGAGTTCCTATAAGTTTACTTCTTGGTGGGTTTGTTGCGTAATTTACTTCTCTTATATTATAGTATGTACCATCAGGATGGTAAAAATCATTTCCTTCTACTATTATTTCACCATCATCTCCTCTTTCTATATCAGTTCTAAAATTAACTCTAAACTGTAGGTCTGAGTGTCCTCCTATAGTTCCAGGCCAAGGTGCTTCTATATGTTTAAGTCTAGATTCTTGAAAACCATCAGCAGTTATATCTAAATCATTGTAACCTCCTCCTGAAGAACCGGACATAAATGCTGTTGACATACTACCTGAATATGTTTCATCTACACCTGTTACTACCGGTGATTTTATTTTACTTCTTTCTAGTAAATGAGGTTTGATTATAATTCCAGTATCTAATGAAACTCTAGCAGGTACAAAATCTTTGATCATTTTAAAGAGTACATTATCGTAAAATTTAAATGATCTTACAAAGTCTTTTAAGTTAGGTGGATCTAGATAAGGGTACCCAGCTGTGTTCTGTATAAGAATTCCATTTCTATAGGCTTCTAAGCTAGTATTACCGAAGAAAGGGTATACCTCGTTATACGATGAGTCGTATAGGTCTCTTGGATCTCCAATCCAATCGTCTATATTAAAATTAGCACCAAGGGATGCTGTTATCATTGCATTTATAGCATTAGAAGGGGAAAATCCAACTTCAAGTCTATGTTGATCAGGTGAGGTTAATTCTTGTTGTCTAAAAATAGATGTGTTTTGAGTCAAAACATGTCCATCTGTACTACCAGAAGCGTGTGTAATTTTAGTAAGTTGATCAGTAACTTCAAAATCCGGTCCTGAGTATCTAGGTTTGTCAAAAGGTTCTCCACCGAAAGTTCTAATTTTTAAGAAATTACTAGGTACTCCAAAGCAATTTATAAGTGCTCTTAATCCTCTTTTGGTTCCTTTAGATTTTAAAAGTAGGGGGATATTATGATATAATCTTTTATATACTTCAGCTTCATAATCTTTATTAGAAACTGTAGGTCTTCCAGAACTATTAAATGTGTTAACAACTTCACCTATACTCCCACTATCGTAACTATCATTAATAAAGTACTTAAATAAATCATTAGATCCTTCTTTAGAGTTGTGTATTTTTATACCTAAACTCTTTACTGCTTCTTGAACTAAATCTTTAGATATACCTACATTTAATCTGTGATCTGTATCGTATTTATCTGTAATGGCTTTTGTGTATATCCATAAATTGTCAAAATGATGACCAATCATATGAGTAAATAAAAGCCCATTAGCATTATTTGAATCATCTGCTAAGTATTCAGGCAAGAAATTAGTTAGTAAATCATAATTTCTTACATCATAATTTGATGCACTAGTAAGCTGTTGGTTATACCAAGTAATAGCATCAGAAGATGTTGTATGTAGATTAACAAACGGCTTTGTAGTATTACTCTTTGGCCAGTTTACAGAACCACTTTCAAAGTATAAATGTCTTTCGTAGTGGTCAAAATTATCTATAACACCCTTTATTAAGTTTTTAGTAGCTTCAATACTTCCGCTAGTAGCTGTTGTACTCGTGTTTAATAATGCTTCTTCTGAGTTTAGATCTGCTTGATAAGTCTCTAGTAGCTGTACCTTATACCTGAAGTTCTTCAGTCTTTCTTCAGCAGAAGAAAAGTGTATAAAGTTATCATAGCTACTATAATCTATACCTAAATCTATACTTTTATCTCTTATAGTTGATAGTAGTTCTCTATTACTATTTGTGTTAGAGAAACTAAATAAGTCGTCAAAATTAAAGTATTGTGTTGGTTCTGCTTCACTATCAGTAGTTTTTGCTGTAAAATTAGGTCCTCTAAGTTTAGGAACTGTAGGTGGATCAAGAACAACATCTGCTAATACCTTTACTGCTATAGAGTCTGCAACTTTACGTACTAGCTGTGCTTTTTCTTTTAGTTCATATTTGTCAGGTAGAGGTTCGTATAACTTTAATGCTATAGTAAATTTATTATCTAATTCCCAAGTATCTATATTAGTTACTATAAACAGGTCATTATCACCAAGGTTTAAAAGGAACTCATCAAAGAAGCTATCTGAATTTAATTTATCTTTTAGTTCTTCTGTTTTATTTATTAATTCGTTAGTTGTAAGTTTTTCTGAGTAGAGTAGAACTTCAGTTCTATCTTTAGAAATCTGTTGAATGTATAATTCTTTCTTATCCTTACCTGTTGTAAATAGGTCATTTAGAAAATGAAAAAGGATTTTTATATCAGATCTAGAAAAACCAAACTCTCTAGCGATGCTGGCAGGATCAACATTAATTTCTGTTGAAAGTTCTCCATCTGCGGTTAGGTTAGGAATTGGTAGTTTGTAATCATACGATGAAAAAAGCCTTACATTATTTACTGAGTAGAAATGCGTCTCTATGTAATGTTTGTTAAAGTCATACCCTTTATTAATAGTGAAATTATCTATAAGACTTAAATCTTTATCAGAAAATTTTTCTATATCTGGAAATGAGTTTAAATTCTCATCTAATATTTCATATGTTACGTTAGCCATATATTTTATTTTTTCAATCTATACCCTACTTTATCTTCTTTATCTTCGTCTTTAAAAGTTATAACTCTAAAAGATACTCTTCCTGACATATTACCTTTATTCTTTACTGCCTGTACTATTGATCTTGCTGAGTATCCTGCCTGTACTAACTCTTCAACAAAAAAGTCTAGTGTCATATCATCAATTTCAGGTATAGATGCTGGGATAAAGTAACTTCCTCCGTAATTACCTCTTCTATAAGATGGGTAAACTCTATCATCTTTATCTTTTCCATATAACCAGTAAAATTTAGTTTTCCAACGAGTAGCCCACTGTACTCTACTGTTGTAACCGTAGCTAAATGCATCATAAAAATAAGAACGGCTCCATCTTTTTCTTATAAACCTAAATGCTAAGCCTATTGCGTCTTTTTTATAGTTACTTATTATTTTTTCTATCTCTTTAACTTCTGAGTCATCGGCAGTGTTATTAGCTTTTGCTGCATTTTTTGCTTGTTCTTCAGCTGCCTTAGTTGCTGCTTCTGAAGCTTTTGCTGCTGCTTCTCCTGCTGCTGTAGCGGCGGCATTTGCAATAGTGTTTGCTTGTTCTAATGCTGCTACCTGAGTTTGTGATGCTGCTAGATCTGCTTGTAATCCCGCTACTTTTTCTGCATCTTCAAAACTTACTTCTGTACCGTTAGCTAATTGAAGTTCTAACTCTAATATTCTTCTGTTTGCTTCTAGTATTTGTACTCTTAGTTGAGATATTTCATCTAGTAGCGGTTGAATACTTTCTAAATTAGCATCTACTTGATATAATTCAGAACTTCTTTCTACTAAATATTGATGAGTTTCTGTCGGTCCTTCTATAGGTACCTGTAAGTATAACTTATCATACAGTCTAAATAATTCACTTACTGTATCTGGGTCTGTTTCAGGTATAGGAGTAGCAAAGAAAGTAAACTTTCTATCTATAGCAGATTCGAAAGCAGTTCTATCTAAAACTGTTTTTTTTATTTGTACCTTTTTAGCCATTTCTTACTACCTTAAATATTTGATCATTATCAATAACAATATCTGAACCGTCTATTTCTGTTTTTACTAATAACCTGTAGAACCTTTCTGGCTGTATTCCGTCTAGGTAAAAGTCAAAGTAATTTGACGTACTATCACAACTTAGCTTAGTAAAAGTAGTATCATAATCTACTACCATTTCTTCTGTGTATTCATCTCTTATACCCCAGTATGATGCTGTAGGTAAGAAGAAATTTTTAAGGTAATTAGAAGATGTTGTAAATGTTCTAGTAGGATACTTAGGTCTTGCATGTAATCTAAAACGTACTTTACCTTCATCAGTATATTCTCCTCTATTATTCTTTATTGTTATAATAGCATCTGAGTCAGATAATTCAGTTAAAGATCCTGTGGTATGGGTAAAATCATCCCACTTCAGTTCTAAATAAGGAGGGTATATTGTATTTGTATCACTACCGTAGTACTTTAATCGAATAGATGCAGAGGTATAGTTCTCATAAGAGTCTTGAATTTTCATCAAAATACCGTTATTAGCTAAAGGTGATGATCCAGAAGCCCACTGCCCTACCATATTTGTAACATCTGTGTTAATATCGTAAGTTGTTGTTTTATTAAATACTTGATCACTGTTCAATGCTACTCCGTTATTAGTAGCTACTATATCACCTCCAACAGAAGTCCAATTTACTCCTGAATTACTAGCTGTCCACGAACATCCATCTGTTTGTACAGGTTTATCTCCGAATTTACCTAAACCTTCTGACCACGCTGCAGATACAGCTCTAAAGTTTAATGTAAAGCTGTTAGGAAGTTCTTGTGCGAAATTTAAAGATAAATTTAAACTAGCACTAAAAGGGCCGCCGTGAGCTATTGTAGTAATTCCTGCTTTATTTTTTAGTACGTCTGTAATTTCAGTAGTGGAGAACTGTATTAGTGATCTAACTGTATTACCTACACCTGCTTGAGGATAACCACCTACTTCTAGTAATTCATCTCTACCTGTATTCTGTGTAGGTGATTGAGAGTAAAGTGATGCGTCTTGTGTTGGAAATATTCTATATAATGCCATAATTATAGTGTTGTTATTCTACCCTCTATATCTCTATTAGGAAATTTAACTTCAAATACCATAGGATCTAAAGAAGGGTATACAATGTTGTTTTTAGTTGCTCCATCTATATCATAATCATAAGTTCCATAGTCTCCACCAACTTTAGAATCTACTTTTAAATTTTTTACTGTTTGAACTCCTTTTATTCTATCTAATAGAGTGTATATAGTAGAGAGGTTAATAGCTTGATTAATTTGCCAGCTGTCAGCATTAAAGTAAGTCTTTAGTGCTTCAGAACAGTTAAATAGAACTTCTCTAGAATTATAATTAGGTAGTGTTATAATATCGTATTTTATACCTATGTTAATTACATATGCATCTTTTATTTCTACTGCATCTGTCAACATCATGTACTCTGATAAATATGTTTTAAGGTTTTCTTTTATTTGCGAGTCTGCTGCAATTAGTTTCTTATTAGCGTCGTAACTTAAGACGTATAGACAGATATCTAAAGGATCACTATTTTTATTATTAGCCGGGGATACTGCCTCTCTATTAGTTACATATGCCTTAGCTATTACTCCGTGTTTAGGGTCTAAAGTTAATGCTCTATAACTAAAATCTTCTCTTGTTACTATTCTCCCTTGTTCATTAAATGCTCTTAAAGTATTCTGTCTTAATTCCTCAACTGTATCACCATCCTTACCCCCTGTTGCTGGAACTAGGTTATTAAAAGCTAAAGTACCTTGATACGAAGTATCTGCTGCTGTAGATGTTACCGAAGTAGCGGTTGTTAAAGTATTAGCTTCAACGTTAGATGATACTCCTCCTCCTTTAAGGTACCTTACAGTTAACGTTGTATTACTAGGAGATATTCCGTAAGTGTCTGTGTATAAGAAGTTAGAAGGGTCATATGCTTGATCTAACCTATTTACTCCTAATGTAGTTTTTGCTCCAATAATATCAGGATTAGGTACTATAGATGCATTAGATGTAGCAGCAGAACCTGGTCCAAACTGTACTTTTAGTTTACCTGTCGAAGTAAATCTAGATACAAACCTTCTAGACGTTTGAGTTAAACCTAATGGGTAAGGTACTGGATTTGATAAACTACCGTAACTACCTGATAACATAACTGTTTCTTGTCCCAAGTAAGGTACTTCGTACCATCTATTACCACTTGAATCTGTTATATCTAAAATTCCTAAAATATTATTATCGTCAATATCAAAAGTATAGTACTTTACTAAGTCTCCTACCTGTACTGTGGTTGTAGTGACTTCTCCTGCTTGTGCTTGAACTGTCTTAGTAAGTATATATTCAGAAGGAAAGTCTCCTGAGATTGCATAAACTCCTACATCTGTAGGGTCAGCAGAGCTTGATAAGGCAAAGTTTATAGGTTCACTTATGTAAAACTTTTGATTACCTGTTTGTAATTGAACACCTCCGTTTATAGCTAAAGCTTGGCTCCATTTAGGTATGTAGTCTGCTCCATCTGCTTGAACTCTCTGAGTTACTGTTATTGGCACTGTTGCTGCACAGGATACTTTAGGTCTATACCCTAACATGTAAGCTAGCGTATAAAGATTACTTGGGTCTTGTGCGTGTTGTAGGAATGTTTCTTGAAGTTGTGAGTCTTGATAGAAAGATAATATATCCCCTACGTATGCCGACATTTCCATAAACATCATACCGGGCGATGTAGGAGTAAAGTCGTTATAAGAATCAGGAAAATAGTTTTTAGACAACTCTATCAATTGCTGTCTTAAATTCGTAAAATTCTTATCTGTATATTTTATGTTAATTTCTTGGGCCATATTTATTCAAAGTTTATTGAGATTTCATCTTCTATTCTAGTCCCTGCAATTTTAAATCTTAAGCTAAATACAATTAAATTATTATCTAATTGATTATCTAAAGATAGATCTGTGATTACTAAAGTAGGGAAATATTGTAAAAGTGCTTCTTTTATTAGTATTTCTATATCTTCTAGAGAACTGTTTGTTGAGTTCTCAAAAAGCAAATTACGTAAACCTGAGCCAAATGTAGGCCTAAAGTACCTCTCTCCTCTTCCTGTTAAAAGGTAGTTTATAAGATTGGCTTTCAAAGCGTCTACTGTTTGAAAAGTAGAATTAAAAACTGCTTTACCGGATAGCGGTAAATTTACTCCTATCGCCTTACGTGGTTGTAAGTCAAGTGGATTAATTCTTTTTGCTTCAAATGCCATTTAATCTATACTTTTAATGCATCTTTTTCTTCAGATGCTTTTAACACTTTACCTGCTCTTTTTACAAAGTCCAAATTGGAAATATCTATTCCAGGTTGGTTACCTCCTATTCCCATCTGATTAGCCATACTAGAAGCCATATTTGGCATACCTGATACCATATCAGCAGTACCGGTAAATACATTCTTATACTCTTCGCTTGTCATAGACTTTTTAGTCATCTGTAGCATTTCATCTAAAGATGCTTTACCTGTGTTAAAAGTAGGTTGGGTTGTTTGTTTCTTTATTTGAACTGGTTTACTCTCTGTAACCTGTTGAACTTTAGGGGTACTTGCTATTTTTACTGCTTCATTCATTACTTCTTGTAACTCTGATTTAACAGCATCGCGTACTTCTTCCCTAATTATCTTTCTTAATTGATCTAGTTTCATATATATAAATAGTTAAGTTATGGAAGTTGGTTATTAATTCTAAATTTTATTTCATCTACTAGTACTCTTGTAGAAGAACTGAAGGACATAGGACCTCTTAAAACTGTAACTCCTTCTTGGTTTAATACCACTGCATACCTTCGTTTAGCAATGGAAGGAGACTCTGGGTCTTCTATTACTTTTATAGTGTAGGTTTCACCTCCCGGTTTAGTATAATTGTAGCTGCCAGGATCTTCATCATTTTCATCTAACAGTCCTACATTTGAAGGTAGATTTTTAATATCTCTCATTATTTGCTCTTTATCTTCATCGTCTAATTTATCTACACATTCAAATAATTTTATGTCTATACTTAATAGTTTATCTTTAGTAGGTTGTATTGAACCTAAACCATTCTCTGTAACGATCTTTATAGCTGATACTTCGTCGGTTAGCATTTCAACCATCTTACATGCAAGCCTTAAAAGAGAACCGAATCTATTCATTTTACCTACGGGTATAGAGTATATCTGACCTCCTACATCTGAGGGAGAACCTGTTGGTGGGGTACCTACTGTATTAGGTATAGGAAGTTGTTCTAGTATCAGTATAATAATTTTTGCTACTTTTATAGGTTTATCTAAATTATCAGCATACTTGTTTATCGGTTCTATTTTTCTTTCAACCCTCTCTATAGCACTTACAAGGTTATCTCTAGTTTTTAATATTTCTTTTAACCTACTTAAATCAGGACATACTCCTTGTAGTTCCTTCTGTACTTCGGCTACTAATTTTTGAACCTTAGACATTATCATACCTTCTAGCTTTCCAACCATTTGGGCTACGAATTTAGATAGTAATGAATGTGGTACTCCGCAAGGCATTATTCTACAAAGGTTTTACGTGATTTTAGTTTAGATGTACCTGATGGATTTATCTGAGCTTTTAAGCCGGTGAATTGCGTTAAAGCGGACGTTCCTGCTGAATTTACTGTTGCTACAGGTCCTCCACCGTTTGCAGCGCTAACCATTCCATTACACATACCCTCTATTATCGCTATAAGGTCTAGTAGGTACCTCTCTACTTCATGTCCTAACATTACAGGTTGTTTACCTACGTCGGATATTTCTCTTGCTTTGCTGCCTAAAAATATTTTATCAGCATCTAAACATATAAATTTATCACCATCTAAGTTAACAGTATTAGAATTCACCCCTATAGAGTTCACACTGGAAAGTAATATATCATCAGTTTTAGCATTAAAGGTCAACCTCCCAGCATTTACTATTACTTGCTCACCTTTATATGCTGATGGAAGATCAGGTTCATTATCGTAAGATTTTCTCTTTGTATTTGCCAAGGTTAAGGGTACAGTATGGTCAGAAGTTAAATATATAGAAGCAGGGTCTTTATCTATGTCTTCTAATACATGAGTAAATCCGTTACCTCCTTCTGGTATCGTAACTCCGTTACTTATAAAAGTAAATGGTTTATTTTTATTAGAATCATCAGTAAATGGATTCTCTTTAGAGGCCCCTCCAGATAACCTTATTGATTGTCCTAACCTTCCCTCGATAAGAAAATCACCAGGGTATGGTTGCAGAGGGGCTATATCGTCTTTTAAGTCTATACCCTCTCCTATTTCTACCGGAGCACCGGGATCATCAAATACAGGGTATGCATTGACGTGAGGATGAGAGAGTATATTAACTACAGACATATAGTAATCTTCAGCATCGTTTGCACTTCCTCTAAGATTTCGTCTAGGAGCTTTTACTATAAGAACTACTTCGTTCTTAAGAGGTAGTGTATTCATACTAGGATTCAAAGGGTAAGCCTGTCCCGTGTATACCTTATCTCCTTCATCTGAGGTATCTCCTGCTGATGTATCAACAGGTCTATAAAGTATCGAACCAATCTCGTCTGGGTTCATATCTAGAGTCTCGTACATAGGATGATTCTTATCATCAATCACCTCAATGACTCTTACGGGATATAATGCAGCTTGATCTCTACTCTTTAATCCAGGGCCTTTTCTTTCTCTTGCCATTATAGTTCTTCTTCGTCTTCTTCTTTTTGTTTATCTACTAACTCTTCTTTGATATCCTCAGATTCTTCTAAAAGTTGCTGTAAGGAATCAAAATCTAAAAAGTCTTCACCGGTAGCACCTTTAGCTTGTGCTATTTCCATTCTTTGTATAATGGTAGCAAGTTTAACTAAAGCGTCATCATTCTTAACCCCTATTTCCATATACTCCTTAATCATAGGGACAATTAATGTTGCATCACCGATATTCTCTATAAGAGGTTTAAGTTCTCCAATAAGTGCTTTTACTTGAGATTTAGTCTCTTTAGAGTTATCGTAGATTTCGCCAAAAAGATCAGATAAAGATTTACCTTTAAATATTTCTTTGTCAGTACTCATACGTTTTTATATATAAATAGATTTAAAGTTCTTTTGTGCGAATTAAACCTACATCATTATATTTATCGTATAGAACGTAAAACTGTTCTTTTAACTTATTTACTACCTTAGTAAGGTGTGGAGTCTCACAATCAGTCATCTCTCTTATGTAAATATAAAGAGCTTTTTTCTTAAATATATCTAAATCTTGTCTTGTTCTAAATATAGTTAATATAGCATCTGCTATCTTCCTTTCACTTTCTTTAGTAAATACCTCATCTAAAATACTATATGCATGGTCAATATACATATCTAAAAATTGACTGAGGGATATAGAGTGTTCTTCGTTCTTGATATACGGAGTTTCATAAGAGTCTTCCATATCATCAAAACTCCCTATCTTTTTTAGTTTCTTATAATTCTTATTATTATAGTTGATTAACCACCTTTTAACAATCGTACCAAAGTATGAATAAGCTTTAGCTCCATTGTCTTTATCAAATTTCATTATTTTCTCTTCAAGTAACATAGAGACTATTTCATGCTTTAAATCTTCTATTTTATCTACATCAGTGTAGTAAAATTTAAAAGTATGTATAATATTCTCTGCTAGTTTATAAAAGGGAAAGTAGATGTGTTCGGTAAAGATAGAGTTTCTATACTCAATATCTTCTGAGGCATTATATTTGTTTATGTATTCTTCAGTTTCTTTTGTAAAGTAGTTAGCTTTTGATCTCTTTCTTGGCATAATTTTCGGGTAGTTGGTATTGATCCAACGTTTTCTGTATCAGTTTTAAATTTTCAAAAAAATAACCGACCTCGTCATCAGACTTGAAAACCCCTTTTTCGTCAAGTGTGTTTAGGTGCTTTTGTGATTCTACTATTATATTAGATACATTAACTAAGTAATTTGCTTGATTAGTTGTTACATCTTCATAATTCTCTACTTTCTTAAGTAGATTATATATAATATATGATAAAATAATTGTAATTCCAACTAATATTCCGGAAATTATGTAAAATGTAGTAGGATTAATGTTCATATTATAATTTTTTAAGCATATCTGTAAGTCCTTTTGAGGAATTTACTCTTCTGCCAGTTGAAGTTTGTGTTTTGTTAGTTTTCGGTGTTGAAGTACCGCCATTTCTTTTCCACATATCGTACTCCACTTTAGAAGCTAAAAAATCTGCTGTATGTAGGACTGAGATGATAGATGTTTTTTGTCTAGAGGATTCCATATTACTAAAGAAATAAGCTTCATTTGCTTTATCAAACACTCCATCATGTAACCTAATAGCTAAAAATTCCTTTTGAGATACTTTTATACCAAATTTCTGTAAGATAAATAGAGATCTATCTGGAATAAGCATAAAATCTAAATCTCCATTGTATGTATATGCTTCTGAGAGTTTATCTCTCCTCCATTTATCGGTCTGAGGTATATAATTTGGTGAATCTCCATCACCTAATTTACCTAAATCATGAAATAGAGCTGAGAATACTAATTCCTCTTCGGTATAATCTATATTACCGCCCATCTTTTCATATAACTTATGTTGTTCTAAAGCATACTGAATTACCCTATTAACATGGTCTACATAACCACCAGCAAAAGCATTGTGATACCAAGTACGTCCAGAGGCAGGAGCCATAACATAATTGTCTTCCATGTGGTTTAACATAGAAAGAACAGCATCTTTCCTATCACCAATGTAGTGATTAATGATATTAACGTGTTTTTCGTAGTTTTTTTGTATATTTTCGGCACTTAACATAGGTATCCTTTTTCTTTTAAGTTATTATTTAATTATATTATTAATTTATATTATATATTATTTAAATACTTAATATATTACTTAATTACTTATTAATTTATAATTAACATATATAGAAGATATTAAAAATAAAGCAGAAAGGCAACTATTCTATAATATATTTTCCTATATAATCACTCTTTTCTACTGAATAGTTACCGGCATCCCATAATACTTTCATATAAACCGTGATTGTATCACCTAAAAACCCTTGTGGAATAGGTCCAACTGTACGTTTTGAGGTAAATCTACCGTTAAAATCATCTGAGAAGTATATTCTAGTGTCATTTTGTACCACTGGAAATACCATTCCTTCGAATTGATTAAGGTAAATTGTAGTGTCTTGAACAGCTATAGGGTAACCTTCATACGTTTCTAAACCGGTAAATGAGTTGTATAATGGTAAAGTAAACGCTAAACTATCACCTAATACGTAATAACTATCGGTATCAAATTCAGCAGACACTACGGGTTGATCATTGTAATACCATTCGGGAGAGGTACGGGATGCTTCAATGTTTAACGTAAAATACGGGTCGTACACACTATTCCACTCTAAATCTACATGTGTATAACCGTTACTGTCTACGGGATAGTTACTAAATATATATGCATCACAATCACCACTTTCACATGTGTTAGGTATCAATACTTCTTTTTCGCATGAGGAAATGAGGGCGATTATGGCCAAGGACGCCGCCGCGCGAAACGCGCGAAGTTGCCACGAAATTTTATTATTCATTATCATATAACCTTTATTTTAATTTATAATTAAAGATACGAAAAATAAGTTAGTTAGCCAACTATTTTAGTGACTATTTTAAGAAAGGTTTGTTGATTATATCGTAGACTTCTTCTAAAACTAATAGTTCTTTATATTCGACTATTTTAGCACATTTCTCATACTCTTCTACTTTTATAAAGAAATTTGTTAGTTCGTCTAAAGCTAACGAGATTTCATCTCGAGAATAGCTTTCTCCTACATGGTAGGCTATTTCTAATTGTCTAATATCTATTCGATTGAGGTAACCGTAAAGCTTATTGTAGTATTTGTGTTTTATATGTCCTTCTTGTCTTTCGAACATCTCTGGGTACTTACGATGATATATAAGAGCCATAAGCCTATAGTTCTCTAACCCTCTAAGTACCATACCCATTAAGACAAAAGGGTTTTTAAGAACATCTTGCTGACCGTGCTCTATGTAAATCTCTTCGTCACCTTGTTCAAAGATGCTGAATAACGTATGTGGATCTAACTTATTCATCTGATAATAAATAGGTAGTTTGTATAGACGGAAAAATTTGTCAAAAAATTTCCCCAAGATCTGTTGGATTTTAACCAAAAAGTTCTTATATTAAATAATATATAGAAAGTCATATGTCACAAGTAGAAGATATGTTATATGCTGCACACGCTCAAGGTAAAAGAGAAGAGCTACTTAAAAGAGCCGAGAAAATCCGGTCGGCACCGCAACATAAATGGTCTGAACAGTCTGATGTATATAATTTAGCATGGAGAGAACTAGTCAAAGAGGGTATAATCTCAGAGACCACATGATAGATAGCCTATATATAGTAAATAACTTATATGTTAATAATTAAAGTAAAGAAAGGTGAACAGATAACGAGAGCCTTAAAGAGGTATAAACAGAAAGTCCGTAATACCAAACAGATTCAATCCATTAGAGAACAGAAGGAGTATATAAAACCCTCTATGAAGAAGAGAAAAGCCAAGCAAAAGGCCATTAAAACACGTAAATGGATAGAAAAATATGGAGACGAACAATAAAAAAGACATTTCTACCTTAATTTATGTACTAATCCTTGTTATAGTATATTGGTTATCTTATATTATTGTATAAACATATATAAATATATATTACTATATACCTAAAAATCGTAGGAATTATGCGAATAGGTCTGGCAGAATCTTGCAGATTACCAACCCTTTAGGGAACTATACTGTCAGTGTTATATCAGAGTGATATCTACATGCCATCACCCGGAGGGCAGGATGCCGACCAGGTTAGACAAGATTAAGGGTAAGTAAGGTTAAGCCTTGTATCTTCTTCTTCTATATAGGATAAAGCTATATATAGTGAGTATTGCCATAGATATACCTAATGTACGTTCAGGATATACAAATACCTGATATAGTAGATCATTAAACAATTGTATCATAGCATAGCCTATACCTGTAACTATTATAAGGCCTATAAAGACCATTGCTGTATATAGTATTACTTTCATATTATTTCTTCTTTGGGTGTACGTTACCTACTTTAATATCTTCCATCTTAAACTTATATGTAGTTCTATTGCCCATCATATCGTATGTATAAGCAATCATAGAGGTAGGACGTTTATCCCTAGAGTCTATATTCAT